CACTCCCTATGCACAGCGTTGACGCCAGCACCAGCGCTATCCATTTCCACTTTTTCATTTCATCCCCCCCTTACCCCCAAACATACACCAATTCACACTAACTTGCAATCACGAAAAGGAGAATCAACATGAAAGAACTGAAAGTAAAACTCACCTTCACCGAACCCATCCTCGGCACGTCCCCCGCCAACCCGGAAATCTACCGGGAGTTTATCGGCTCTAAGTCCCCCGATGCCGCCACCGTGGAAGAGGAAGTCTCCGCGCTGGGCGCTGATGCCGTGGCCGAAAAGGCCATGACAGTGTTCCCCCGGACGGAGGACGGCACCCCGTTCCTGTATGACTACCAGATCAAAGGCTTTTTCAAGGACACCTGCGGCGGTCTCCGTAAGGTCAAAGGCACCGCCAGCGAGAAGATCAAGGCGTACAAGAAGGAAATCGACAAGCTGATCTTCCCGGAGCCTCGCGTGATCCCGTTGGAGTTTGACGGCCCGATTGGTGAGTGCCAGCGCCCCCTGAGAGCGCAGACGGCCCAGGGCGAGCGCATCAGCCTTGCCATGAGTGAGGAGATCCCCGCAGGCGCTACCTGTGAGTTCCGGGTGGTCTGCCTCTGCGACGATCACGAGAAGGCAGTCCAGGAATGGCTGGACTATGGCCGGTACTCCGGCATTGGCCAGTGGCGGAACAGCGGAAAAGGCCGGTTCACCTGGGAGGAACTCCAGTAACGTAGCGGAATGGCAACGCGGAGCAATGTGACGCCACGGCATAGCATTGCATCGAGGCGCTACGGAAGGGCCGCGAATCGTTCAGCAATGCGACGGCAAAGTGGAGAAACGCTTAGCATAGGCAATGCACAGAGATGCAAGGCAATGCAATGGAATGGTTCAGAACGGTACAGAATCGCAGCGGAATGGCGTAGCACAGCAATGCTTGACGTAGCAACGGAAATGCAGTGATTTTCTATACAAAGGCAACGCACAGAGAAGCAATTCAGCGCAAAGCCAAGGAAGAGAAATGCAAAGAAAAGCGTAGGAAATGCAACGGAATAGCTCGGCTCGGCGAGGCCACGGCATGGCATAGATAGGCTCGGAAGTGCGGCGGCTTAGATTAGCTACGCATCGCCCCATCAATCGCAATCACGACAAAACCAAAAAAGGAGGCCCCTATGGAACATCCCGCATATCGAGACAATCTTGAACAGATTTTGACCTTTTCCCATGGCCGCAACCTCTTGAACATCAAAGAGGTTCTGGCCTTCACCGGCCTGAAGGACTACCGGGCCATTCACCGGCGTTTCACGTTCATTGACGGCTATATCTCCGCCGCTACGCTGGCCCGCCAGCTTTGCGGAGGTGCCAGAAAATGAGCAAGCTCAACCTCTGCGGCTTTAAGCCGGACCCAAAGCCGCCCGCACCGCCGGAGCTGGGTGCCCGGTGCAGTTGCCGCCTTTGCCTGGGCGATGCAGAGCACCCAACCCGCACCGGCACCGTTTCCTACATCAACATTCCGCACCGCTGGTTTCTGGTCACCTTCGACGGCGGCCTGCGCCAAGGCTATCACTTCGGGGAGGCTTAACTATGGATACAACAACGTTCATCTTCGTGCTGATCGGCGTGGCCACCGCCGCCGCGTGGCCCCTGCGGATCGTAGATCTTATCGAGAGGGGGGACCGCCATGAAACGCGCTAACCGCACCCGGGAGGAGCGCCGCCGGAACCGGGCCGACTTCTCCGCCTGGATCTCCTTCGGCTGCTTCCTCGGCTTCCTGCTCATGGTGCTGGCCCACATGCTGGGCGTGATCTGATGCGCAGACGCCGTGGCCGGATGGCAGAATTACCGCCCTGCCCCCGGTGCCACATGTACGGCGGTAAACGGATGGTAGCCCCCGGAAAGGAGGACCTGTTTTTCGTCCTCTGCGATTCCTGCGGCTACCGCACGAAAAAATATACGGATATCGCCCACGCGGTCCGTGTCTGGAGGGAGACCCAACTATGACCAGAAAAACCTATCCCATTTGTGCCCGCTGCGACCATCCGATGAACCCCGCCGCGGAGGATGACTGCGACCGGATGTTCCAGCTTCCGAACGGCGAGCTGTACTGCCCGCCCTGCTTCAAGGATTACCTGCTGAACGAACTTGATAACAACATGGACCTGTTTGCCGACGCCCTCGGCATCCCGGTCCTGTATACGGAGGGACCCCATGCTGATATTTGACGAGGCCACCCACACCTACACCCTTGACGGTGTCCGGCTCCCCAGCGTGACCGAGGTGACCCGCTTTTGTGCTTATGACTACAAGTCAGACCGGCCATGGCTGGCGGAGGCTGCCGCCCGCCGGGGAACTGCCGTCCATGAAGCCTGCGCCCTTATCGACTACGGCGAGGATCCTGAGGAAACCCCGGAGATCGCCGGATATCTGAAAGCCTACCGCCGGTTTCTGGCGGACTACAAACCGGACTGGCAGCTTATCGAACACCCCATGGGGAGCCTTGACGTAGGCTTTGCCGGAACGCTGGACCGTTTCGGCACCATCCGCGAAAGGCCATTGATTTTAGACCTCAAGACCGGTCAGCTCCATGACGCCGCCCTTTCCGCTCAAATGACTGGCTATTACCAGCTGCTCCAGCATGAACGCGGCGGCGTCCTGTTTGCCGAACTCTACGCCCTGAAACTTTCCCCCGATGGGACATATCAGCTTGCCATAGTCACGCCGCGTCCCGGCCTCTTAGGGGCCTGCATTACCCTCCACCATGCCACAGAAAGGAAGAAACGCACATGAATAATGAACTCGCCCTGTACCAATACAACGCCGCCGCCCTGACGGTGGCCCCCGTCCCCCGCTCCGGCAATTACACCATCTGCGCCCCAGACGGAGCGCCCGCCATTCTGAAACGCGGAATCGACTTCGGCATGATCCGCAAGAAGAACGGCGACGCCATGACGAAAAACCCCACCCTCTTCAAGTCCGGTGCGGAGAAGGTGGCCGTGGCTTACGGCCTCTGCCAGCGTTACACCCTGGAAAGCAAGCTGGAAGATATCGAGCATGGCTTTTTCTATTTCCTCGTCCGCTGCGACCTTATCAAGATCTATGACGGCAAGGAGTACGTCATCACCTCGTCCTACGGCTCCGGCAACACCCGCGAGGGCCGCACCGGCTCCCAGTCCCCCTATGACGGTGCCAACAGCGCGGTCAAGATGGCCCAGAAGCGCGCTTTGGTCTCCGCCGCCATGTCCCTCGGCTGCGTCTCCGATATGTTCACCCAGGACATTGAGAGCGACACCGAGGACGGCAGCGCCTACATGACCAACAAGGACCCCAACGCCCCCATTACCGCCGCGCAGGTCAAATTTTTCTATTCTGCTTGTTCCCGCCACGGCCTGACGAAGCAGGAGGCGAAAGCCCTCTTGAAGGCCCACGGCTATGACAGCGCCAGCAAGGTACTCAGCAAGGACTTTGACGCCCTGCTGGACGCCCTGGAACCGAAGGAGAATGCCTGATGTTCATTAACGGCTTACCGGACTGCAACCGGGAGGGCGTCCCGCAGAAAACCGGCCTGATCTGTGGCCGCTGCGCCAAGGACGCCCAAATCTTCACCTCCAAAAACGGCACTGTTATAGGCTCCGTCTCCGTGGCGGCCTATAACAAGTCTGACGGGACTACCGTCTGGATGAACGTCAAGGGCTTTGGCTCCATGGGCCGTACGATCGCTAGCGCCTCCAAGGGCGATCCCATCATCGCTGTGGGCCGCGTAGAATCCCGTGACTACGAGGGCAAGGTTTATATCGACTTCATCGCGGAGTGGGCCTCTGTGGGCGCTCAGCGCATCGACGCCCGCACCGCCGCCGCCCCGCCCATGAACAGCAGCGGAGGCTTTGAAGAAATTCAGGATGACGGGGAGCTTCCCTTTTAACAACGCTGCCGTGTGTGTCTAAAGAGTGATGACGGGCGGATGCAAGCAAGCCGCAGCACGATCACCGACGCACACAGCAGCCGCAGAGAAAAGAAGAACGCCCCCCCACACCCCCCTAAGAAGAAAAGATTATATATATTTATCTCTCTATTGGCAGGGGGAAAAGAATTAGAGGCTAATACAGGAATTAGAAGCTAATTAGAGACTACTACGGAAGTCTTACAGGAGAAGAACATGGAGAAGCAGGACACCCAGCGGTTGTTTAACCTGATTGAGACACTTTACCCCAGTTCCAAACAGCAGCCCCGCACCCCCGCGGATCTGGAGGCGTGGACGCTGGTATTGGAGCCGTGGGCCTATGAGGACGCGAAACAGGCGGTGATCCTTCGGGCGCGGGAAAACCGGTTTCCGCCGGACGCATCCGAACTGGTCCCTTACCTGCCCAAACCGGAAGCCCCCAAGGCGAAGGAAACCCCCATGCCGGAGCCGTCCGACGCCTATCTGGAAAAATTCTACGCCAAGGCAGGCGAACAGCACGAGCGCTGGCACGAGGCCGGTATCCCCACCCCCTCAGAGGCGAAGAAGCAGGGCATGACTTACGCCGCGTGGTGTGCTCTGGCAGATATGCGAGGTGTTTAATGGCAAGTAATTTTCGGCTGGACGAGCTGATCCGCCGCTATCCCCCACGGGAGAAGAAGCAGAAGAAAGCCCCCAAGGGCAGCGCTGCGGCCACGTATCAGCAGCAACTTTGTTGGGACTGCGCATCCGCCTGCGGCGGCTGTGAGTGGTCCGACCACCTTGAGCCGGTCCCCGGCTGGGACGCCACCCCCACAAGCCGGGTGCTGAAAGTGGGCGGCAAGGGCAAGGGCGGTACACGGGTAGCATCCTCATTCGTGATCCACTACTGTCCAAAATTCAGGAGGGACACACGATGATGCGGATCGTAGTTGACATTTACGATGGCGAGGACACGCAGGGAACGAAGGAGGCGGTGGCGATGCTGCTGGAGCCTCTGGGCCGCGTCCGGGTGGTGCAGGTCATCATTGACGGAAAGGAAGAAAAGCGATGAAGGTTACATTCACAGTCCCCGGCATTCCGGTGGGCAAGGGCCGCTCACGGTTTATGAAAAACGGCCACACCTACACCCCGCAGAAAACGCGTGATTACGAGGACAAGGTGGTCCAGTGCTGGCAGTGCCAGAGCGGGAAGGAATTTGCGGACGGCATCCCGCTGACGGCTACCGTCACGGCGTTCTTCACGGTGCCCAAGAGCACATCGAAGAAAAAGGCCGCTGCGATGGACGGAACGCCCCACATTAAGCGCCCTGACGCTGACAACGTGGCGAAGGCCATTCTGGACGCGCTGAACGGCCACGCCTACAACGATGACAGCGCAATCGCACTGCTGACGGTGCGAAAGTATCAGACAACTGGGGCCTCCCGCGTGGAGGTCACTATTGAGGAGGCAGAATGATGGATGCTGTGGAGTTTTTGGACAAGGTTGACCGTCTCAGCAAAAGGGGATCTACCGAAGAAAAAATGCGCTACAACGATTATAGGACATCAGGAGATAACACAGGGGCGGTGAAGTTTGTCGAGCGGTGGGACGCCGCGCACCCCATCAAAACCCGCCAGAGCGTGTTTCTGGAGCAGTACCCGGAGGCGAAAATCTTAAAAGACGGTGCCATAGTAATATGCCCGCTTGCGGTCTCTGCCGCGTATAGGGAAAAAAAGGAAAAAGATGGGAGTTGTGCCATCTTCCGTTCCGGCTCGTGCATTGATTGCCGAAAGTCGTTCTGGCTTGCGGAGGTGGAGGACGCATGAAACTATTGATCGGCGGAAGTCCCTGCACACATTGGAGCATCGCACAGATGAAGAACCGAGAGACAGAGGCCAGCGGCATCGGCTGGGAGCTATTTCTAAACTACCGTATCGCCCGCGACAAGTACAAGCCGGATTTTTTTCTCTACGAGAACAACAAGTCCATGTCGCCCACTATTCGGGCGCAGATCACGGCGGAGCTGGGCGTGGAACCCGTGCTTATCAACTCCGCACTGGTATCGGCGCAGAACCGCCAGCGGCTCTACTGGGTGGGAAAGCGTAACCCGGACGGCACATACAGCCAAGTCCGTGTGGAGCAGCCGGCGGACCGTGGGATCCTCCTGCGGGACATTTTGGAAAGCGGTGCTGTGACGTGGCACGAGAAAGCGTACACATTGAGAGCGAGTGCGGCGACAAAACAGGGTGTGTCAAATGTTTTGCGACACATCGAAACGAATGGGCATTTTGGCTATATGGGCGTGGCGGAGCCGGTCAGAATCGGCACCATCGAGAGTAAGGCTAAGAACACAGACTTCGACAGCCAGCAATACCGTGTTTATTCCCCGGATGGCAAAAGCGTGACCCTGTGCGGACAGGGCGGCGGCGTGGGGGCGAAAACCGGGCTTTATGCTGTGCCGGTGCCGGTAAATGAAACCGCCGAGGGGAAAGCCCAATGTCTACGCGCTACCTACTACAAAGACGGGATCCGCAATCTGGTGGGGAATGCCGTGGACCGGAAAACGTGCGTGGCGATGCCTGTCGGGATGGTAGCGGGGCCGAAAAGCATACTTGTAGTTACGGCTGCGGGGAAGTCGGTGCCTGTTTACGAGGTTAGAAATGGGAAAATTGCCATCAAGGGCAAGGAGTACCCCATCAAACTGGCAGACGGCTTTTACATCATCCGCAAGCTGACCGTGACGGAATGTAAACGCCTCCAGACCGTGCCGGATACATACGCCTTTCCCGTCAGCGACACCCAGGCGTATAAAATGCTGGGCAACGGCTGGACCGTGGACGTGATTGCCTACATTATGAGCCATTTTACCGGGCTGACGGAGGAGCCGGTGAAAGTGCTTTCCATGTACGACGGCATGAGCTGCGGGCATATCGCGCTGGACAAGCTGGGCGCGGAGATCACCGCCTACTATGCAACCGAGATCGACAAGTACGCCATTCAAACCACACAGCACAATTACCCGGACACCGTACAACTGGGCGACGCGTTTCAGGTGCGGGACAATAATTGGGGGGTTAAGGAATGAGCGATTTGGAGCAGACCGGCATCGAGCGGCTGAAAGCGGCATCGGATATGAGCCTGCGGCGGGGAATTGGAGGACGAATGAAAGTGTTGATAGCCTGCGAGGAATCGCAGGAAGTCTGTAAGGCGTTCCGCGCATTGGGACATGAGGCATATTCCTGTGATATTCAGGAGCCGTCCGGCGGGCACCCAGAGTGGCATATCCAGGGCGATGCGCTCAAGGCCATCAAGGGGATGCAAGTGACTACCATGGACGGGGAGACGCATGACGTCGGCAAATGGGATTTGCTGATTGCGCACCCGCCGTGCACATACCTGACAAACGCCGGGGCAAGGCACATTTGGAAAGGCGGTCAGTTGCAGCCTGATCGAGTGCAAAAGGGTATCTTAGCACGAGATTTGTTTATGCGTTTCTGGGATGCGGATATTCTGAGGGTGGTTATTGAAAATCCAGTTCCATCCAAGATTTTCTGTCTACCTGAGTATTCTCAAATTGTTCAGCCTTTCCAGTTTGGACACGCCGTAACCAAGAAAACCTGTCTTTGGGAAAGAGGGGTACTCCCCTTGAAGCCAACAAACATCGTAGAGCCGGTTAAGGGACGAAAGATGATTCTGAGAAACGGAACTGTCCGCTACTCCTGTTGGGAAATGGATTGCGGCGGAAGTAAGGAGGAACGGGCAAAAGCCCGAAGCAAGACCTTCCCCGGCATCGCCAGAGCCATGGCGGAGCAATGGGGCGGAGATATAAGGGAGGAACTATGAGAGATACAAACCTCGTAAAAGCACTGCGTGAGCACGCAGAATGGGCGCGGGCAAATGAGTGGGAGACACCGATCACGCTGGGCGATGATCTGACAGAAGCCGTTGACCGGATTGAAGCGCAGGCGAAAGAGATTGACGCACTGCGGAACGAACTGTGCCTGAAATGCGGAAATTACACGCTGGCCCATGATGGGGCCTGTGATGGATGTCGGTGGAGGAGGTAGAATTATGAAAGCTGATCACATCGTAGAGGCGCTGACAGGTGACAGCGGATGGAAAGACATGATCCCGCAGGTAAACAGCTCGGACTTTCCTACGCAGTGGGTGCCGTCAGCGTATGAGTGCAGCATCATTGATGCGCAGGCAAAAGAGATCGAGAAGCTGCGGGGGCAGCTGCCCAGGTGGATCCCGGTGGAGGAGCGGCTGCCGGAGGATCGTGGCGATGTCCTCGTTGTCGCATATTGGCACGAAAGATGGGGCGTCTATATGGGCTGGTGCGCTCCCGAAAGGGCAGCATGGAGTGTTCATATCGGAATTGGCGATCGCAACGATGTCGCCGTCACCCACTGGATGCCACTGCCGTCAGGTCCGGAGGTGGAAAATGCTGAAACCCAGTGATCTGACGAAGGCGGAACTGCTGCAAGTGGCGGGGCCAAGATGGACGGAGGTGCTGAATGAAACTGAAAGACTGGCTGATGATAGCCTTTTGGGCGATGGTCATAGCCGCTGGCATTGCGTTTATCGTGTTTTATTTCAAAAGCATTTTAACCGCCGACATCCCCCTGTGGCTGAAACTGTACTTGTTGGGGGGAAAGTAAGATGGATGAGTACATTGAGAAACACAAAGTAGTCAATCTGCTGATCGAATTAGAGAACGAATTTCAGCAGTTTAAGCCATTCAAAGGCTTTGAACACGCAATGTATCGCAAGTTGTGTGAAGCTGAAATTGCTATCGGCAAGCTGCCTGCCGCCGATGTGGTGCAGGTACTTCGCTGCAAGGACTGTAAAGATTGGGGACCCGGAACCGGTGACGTCCCCATCTGCTGGGAAACATACGAACCAATGCCGCCAGATGGTTTTTGCAGTATTGGCGAGCGAAAACCCAGTGCGGACGGCTGATCGCCAGCCGTCCCACGCAACAAAAGGAGGTAAGCTATGGAGGATCGGGACAAAAAACTGCTGAAAGCCTATGCAGCGCACAACATGAACGTGAGGGAGACCGGCGGCGCGGTTTACCTGCACTATAACTCCATCCGCTACCGCTTTCGGCTCATTCAGCGGGAAACCGGGCTGAACCCACAGAATTTTTACGATCTGGAAAAGCTGTTAGCCATGATAGACGCGCAGGGGTCCTGACCCCCTGCATCGGTAGGTCAAAGGGGAGGGGCACTTCGTAAAGGAGGCCCATTATGAAATACCGATACACCGTCCAGCAGCTCCAAAAGATGGAGCAGTGCCGCTATCTCACCGACCGGGAGCGGCGCGTGTTCAATCTTGTTTGCCGCCGTGGCTGGGCGATCGAAGATGCGGCGGCAGAACTGTACCTGTCCCGTTCCTCCGTAAACGCCTGTCTACACTCCATCCGGGATAAAGCAGGCATATCCCGCCCAAACAAAAAACATCCATAAGCCATGACAAGCGGTGTCCTGTGGTACGGTAACCATAGAGCACCGCTTGTTTTGCGCGCGGAAACAGGAGGTGTATTTTTAGAGAAGGAGGAATCTCTCTATGGCTGAATTTGCAAGCAAGGGCGTCGCAGGCACTGCTCTCGGCGCCGGCATTGCCGGTCTGTCTCTGGGCGTCCTGAACTCTCTGGGCGGTCTCGGCGGGATGCTGCTGGGCAATCGCGTCATCCCCTTTGCCGCTGGTATGGCGGCGGAGGCCGGATGCAGCGAGAACCACACGGTCAACCGCTACGAGCTGTCCATGGTGCAGGAGAACGCCAAACTCCGCAGCGACATTGCCCTGCGGGATGCCAACACCTACCAGGACCAGAAGATGTTGGAGATGTACAAGTACATCGACGGCAAGCTGGGCGAGGTGCATGGTGTGCTGGCTTCTCAGGCGGTCAACAATCAGGCCACCAAGGACAGCTTCCAGCTGTTGCAGGAGCGTGTGGACTGCTGCAAGAACGAGCTGTGCGGGGCCATTTCCCGGGAGCGGGACGAGCGGAAGTGCGCTGACAACACCATTGTCACCTACACCAACGCCACCTTTTACCCCAAAATGGTCGCGGACATCACCACCGGCACCGGCACCACGCCCCAGTCCACCTATAACCCCCTCCCCGTCTCCACCTGTGGCCGCGGCTGCGGCTGCTAAGAGGCGAAGAGGGAAGAAGAGAGGGGCATAGCGCCCCTCTCTCCCGTCATTGGAGGAATCTATGGTAACATTGGAACAGATCAAGCAGGGCGCTGCCCGCTATGTGGATGAGGAATTCACCGGCAAGCTCACCGGCTGGCAGAAATGGGCGGTCGGTGCCGGGGCTGCTATGGCCCTTGGTAATCTGGACGCCAGCCTTTCTGCCCTCCGGGAGCATCCCGCCATGAAGGCTCTCGGCGTCTTTGACGAGGCGGGGAACGTAGATATTGACAAGATCTACACCTGCCTGAAAACCGAAGCCGCCAAAGGCCCCGTCACCACCAATATCCCCCTGATCGGGAATGTCACGCTGAATGAAACGGATGTGGACAAGCTCTACACCCTTATCAAGCAGAGTTAGGAGGCTCTTATGCACGAGATCAAACACTTGGCCGAAGGGATCCGGGAAGAACTGGACGATGCCGAGAAGTACGCCCGTGAGGCCGTCAAGCATGCCGGGGAGGACCCGGAGGACGCCAGCACCTACGCCGACCTCAGCCGTCAGGAACTGGGCCATGCCAATCGGCTCCATGAAATGGCCGTTCGCCATATCGAAAAGGCGAAGGACGCCGGTCTCCATCCCACGGAGGCCATGCAGGCCGTCTGGGACTGGGAGCATGAGCGGATGCTGGACCGCGCCGCCCATGTGAAAACGCTTCTGTCCATGATGTAAAAGCTAAAGAAACACCCCCGCCAGACGGCGAGGGTGTTTTCTTATTTGTAGGGGTTCTTGGCGTTGGTGGTGCAGATAATGTCCCACAGATCCGCCCGGTTTTCCTGACCGGCAAGGGCGGCGCTGGCCTCCGCCTTGCTGACCCTGCCGTTTTCGTCTGCGTCGGCCCTGTCCTTCATGGAGAAATACTCCTTGGGGGAAAGTCCGGCATCATGCGCCTGCTTCACCTTCTCGTAGGCTTTCCCGCTCATTTTCTCGCTGCCGTACTTCTGGTACAGGGCCAGAAATTCCCCGGTGGATACACCGATGTCCCTCTTGGACGTTTTGGCGTTCTCAATCCACTTGGCGCTGGGCTCATACTTGGGGTCCACCTGCTGACGGGCCGTTTCTCTGGCGTACTTGTAGACGTTCTGGATGTAATCCACCTTTTCCGCATTGCTCATGGACTTGTAGGCGGGCAGCTTCACCGCCGCTTCCACCAGCTCCTTCCGCGTCTGGCCCATGGCCTTGGCGTACCGGGTGTATTCATCGCCGGTCATGGTCCGGGTCTCGCCCTTCACCGTATAGGACTTTTCCGCCGCCGCCGGATAAACGGTGCTGTCTCCGGTGGCCTTCGCCAGCCGCCGGATCTCCTGCGTGGCGGGGCTGTTGTCCTGCGCCTTCAGGAAGCCGGGGGAGAGGAAAGACTGGAATACCCGCTCCGGCGCGGAGCCGTTGGAGACCTCGTTGCCCCACATATCCACCATGGGTTGAAGCTGATTCCGTGCGCCGGGAACCTTCTTCGCTGCCCCCTGCAAGAAGTAATTCACGTCGGAGGCTACCTGCCCGGAACCCTTTTCCACATAGCTTTTGCGCACCGTATCATCAAATACGGACGCAACCTTGCTGCCGATGGTGGGGATATACTGTCCGGCGTAGCTGCTGGCCGCCCGGTCGAGCAGATAGCCAACCTTGTTGTCGGCGTAGCTCCAATAGGAGATCAGGTCATTCAGGGAGGACAGCATGGAGGTCTCCAGCACAACATCCTGCATACCCAGCAGAGAATCCACCAGCGCGTCGAAGGTGCTGCCGCCCTTCCGAACGGATTCCATAATGGCCGCTCCCGCAAACAGGGGCATTGCCGCCGGGGTCATCCAGTCCAGCGTGTAGGACCTGTCCCCAATCTGAATGGCATAGTCCTGCCCGCCCATGGATTTCTCAAAGGCTTCCTCCTTGTCATCGTCACCGGCCCGGACATGGAGCAGTCCCTCCGCTGCCAGATAAGCGCCCAGCGCCAGAATACCGGTGCCGGTAAGACCGGATGCAATGGAATCCACGGCGTCCGCCGCCGTGCATTTTCCGGACTTCACGTCAAACATGGCTTCTTTGATGCCCTTGGCAAGCCCCACAGGGCTGTAATCAAGGCCCGTGGTCAGGATGTTGGCCGGGGTCTTGCGGAAGGGGAACAGGGCGTCCGCCACGAAGGAACCTGCCCGTTTTACCGGGTTATCCCCCTCATAGCGGCCAAACTGAGACAGCGCCTCGGAAAGCGCTGTGGTGTTGCGGTAAGTGGCCTTCTGCGCTTCCTCGATGGCGTATGCCCGTGCCGCCTCCACGTCTGCGGCTCTGGTCCCTGCGTGGGCCTCTGCCGCTGTCACGCCCTTGGCTTGCAGTGCTTGGGCGAAGCTGTCCACATAGGCGTTCCGGTTGAATCGCACATCCTCCCGATCCAGCAATTCACTGTTCTTTTCGCCTATCCACTGGATAGACCGGGAGAGAACATCCTCCCCCTTGAACATTTTCCGCTTGCTCTGGATCTCACGCTCAATACCTGCTGCCGTGGCATCGGAATACTTCCCACTGCCCATGGCCGCGCTCTGGTCTGTCTCATACTGGCCCTTGGCAAAGGCTTTCAGGTCCTTGTCAACATTCACGGCCTTTGTCCGCTGGCTCTGATCCTTGATGACCGCCCGCTCGATTGCGGTTCCGATGCCGTCCTTGATTTTCCGTGCGCCCATCTGTATGGCGTTGCCCATGATGTTGCGGATGTGGGTGGTGGGGTTAGTCAGCATGGAGGTATACCGCCAGAAATTGGCCTTCTCCATGAAGGTGCTGGGGATCTGGTCCGCAATGGAGGTGGTGATGGCGTCCCACGCCGCCGCCCGCTCCGCGTCCGTCTCTGCCATCAGGTAGTTGGTGGCCAGTTCGTCAGAGAGGGTGAAGCCCGTCACCTTGTCGATGTAGTCCACCCGTGCGCTTTCCACGTCTCCGCTGCCGGGGGTGTTCTGCCGGGGTGCCCGGTTCTGCCGCGCCGCCCGGTCATTCATTTTGTCTACCAGCCGCCGCAGCGTCAGCAGACGGCCCTCCGGCGTCAACCGGTTCATCAGGTTCATGGCCTGCACCATCTGTGCGCTGTCGTGGGCCGCGTCCGCAATGGCCGTTGCCAGCTCAAAAGCGGCCTTGTGGTCTCCTTCGGAAATGGCAAGGTTGTAGGCGCTGATAGCCTCGGCGGTGTCTGCCTTGGTGATCCGCTGACCCAGCTCCGCCTTGGCAACGAAACTGTTCGCCACCTCGCGCCAGCCGTCCCGTGCGATCTTGGCCTGCGCCTGCTGCACGGCGCCCCGGTCCGTCACCACATCATAGTCGAACGCGCCGCCTGCAATGGCGTTTTCATACACGGTTGCCATCTCCGGGGAGGTCATGGGGCTGTTCAGAATGGTGGAGACCGTTTTCTCCACATTCCGCTCGGTGTCAGGGTTCACAACGGGGACCTCAGAGGGTGCCCGCCGCTGTTCTGCCTGGATGCGTTGGGCGCTGTTGGGGTTGACCAGGTAAAACTCATCACTCTTGGCCTGCATGGCATCAAAGGGCGTGTTCACCGCACCCGCCACGGCGTCACCCGGCGTGTCGAAAGCATCCACATCGTCCAAACCGCGGCCCCGCGCCTGCTCGCCTGCGCCCAAAATGCTCTGCTTGGCGGTAAGATACCCGCTGTTGGGTCCAACCTGTTCGCCGGTCATGGTGGTGTAGCCGTGAGAGAGCATATCGTCCAGAATCAGCTCCACCCGCTTGGCCGCTGCCACGTTCTCTTGCCCCTGATCGGTGATGATCCGCTGAGCTGCGTCGATAATGGCGTCACGGGAAAGCCCGGTTTCATCCATGGCCTGACGCAGGTGGGGCGAGGTCTGCGCCGCCTGTTGGACGGCGTTGCCCTCCATGGTTCGCTCATAACGGCGGCTCATGGGCTGCTGGAGGGAGAGGTCTGCATCTGCGATCAGGACGTTGGCCGCTTCCTGATAATAGCGGTGCAGCTCCGGGTGGTCGAACTGGAAGGCGTTCACGTCTCTGCCGCCCACCGTCTCCATCCGCCGCCGGTCGATGTGCTGCTCCGGGTCGATCTGGAACACCTTTCCGGTGGCGTCCATGCCAACGGTTCCGGCTTCATTGGCCTGATATATGGCGTTTTGCTGCTCCGGCGTCATGGCATCCATATCCGCCCGCTTCTTCCCAAACAAAACCTCAGAGAGAATATCCCGGTTGCTTTTTGCTTCTGCCTGTGATATATTGTTCTTAGCGAGGATGTCATCAGCCATCGCCTTGGGGAATTGTACCCCATTGGAAAGAAGCTGATGGACGTCCTCGTTGTTTTTTGTGTAGAGCACATTGCTGTCCGCTTCTCCAAGATAGCTTTGCATGTGGCCTGTCTGGTAAGCGCTGGCAATCCTATTTTCTACACTGATTGCTCCCTGCTTGTCCAGATGTAGCGGGACAATAATGCTCTTGTCGCCGTCTTTCCACGCGGTCAGCAGCACAATGCTGCTTGGCTGTGTGTTCGACTTCAAAATCGCAACTGGGTTTTCGATTTGATAGGGGAGCTGCTTTAGAACAGACATACCCAAATTATGTTTGCCGCCCATATACCCTTCCGGGTATGCGATTTTATAAGCTGCATCTTGCGTCATTGTCATCGGAAGCGGGTTTGCCCCGTAACGGGTCAAAAGCTCCGGCGTGTACCCAACAGACAGCAATTTGCCGCTTGGATAGTCTCCCGAAAAAACCTTGTCAATATCGCTTCGATACCGCAGCATATTGTCCGTGCTCGTCAACCTGCCAGCCGTCTCCACACCGGGGACGGCGTTTTGCGTGCCCTCTGCGGCGTTTGTGGGGGTGGGGGTATCAATACCCTCCCGCACCTCCGGGCGTGCCTCCTGCGTGGGCTGTGCGTCCGCCTGACCGTTTCCACGCTGCCGGATAACGTCAACACCCGCGCCGATACCGCCCATGGCAGCGCCCACCGCCGCGTCATACAGTGCCTCGCTTAGATCGAACCGGGCAGAGGGGTCATAGGTGGCCCGCTGCAAAAAGGGCTGGGCAACATCTTCCAGAAATTCTTCTCCGCCCTCGGAGATCATGGAGAGGGCCAGCCTCCCGGCGGGACGCTTGGCAAGGTCGCTCATGACCTGAACGGCTGTGTTTTCGCCAAATTTTGCGATTAACTTGCTGGCGGCCTTCTCCGCGAGGCCGCGGCCAAACGTCTTTTGAAACAGCTTAGAAACGTTGGAAATTTTCTCTGTTCCAAGGCTCAAAGCGCCGCTGCCCAGTCCGTAGGCAAGCTGCTGGCCATAGGTGGCCCCGGACTGTCTGGCCCGCTGGGCGCTGCTCCCGGCGGAACGGGCCGTCATCAGGGCAAGACCGGCACCGGGGAGCACGGCGCTGGCTGCCACATCCCCCGCCATCTGCACACCCTGAACGCCCAGATCCACGGCGAACTGGCCCACCGGCCCCAGCCCTTCCTTGGCCTGTGCCACATCCTTGGCGGAACTTTGGGACAGACGGTCCGCCTTCTGATATGCCTTGTCCGCCACCGCCTTGTCGGACCGCTCCACCGCCTTGGTGTAGCCCTCGTGGGCCGCGATGCGGCGTTTTGCGGCAGAGAGGTAGCTCTGCACCTGCTTCACGTCCGCCGCCGTCATGGGCTTGCCGTTGGCCCACTTCACGTCCCGGAGCATCTTCTCATACCGCTTCACCGCGTCATGGTCGCTTTGCAGGGATTCCCCGGCGTTCTGGTTGGCGATTTGGGTGTTCAGCTTCCCGGCCCCCTCTGCCAGTACACCGCCCAGATTCGTAAAGGCGGAGCCGGTGGACTTCGCTGCACCGGAGATCACCTTCCCCACGCGCCCGTTATCCAGAGAGGGGGGCGTGGTGCCGCCGGTCCGCACGTCTGCCAGCAGGCGGCTGTTGGGCCGACTGTTCCCAACGCTGGCGTTCTCCATGGGCCGGGGGGAGACAGAAGGCGTAACGGCCCTCGTCTTCTTGGCCTTCTGCGTTTCCACCCGCTTACCATAGGCTACAAGGTCCGGTATCCGAACGCCGCCGCTGTTATTCTGTGTTTTGTTGACCCGCTCGCCGTAAGCGATCAGATCCGGCATTTTTACCGCCATCGTATAGCCTCCTTATCCGAACATCGCGGAGAGTTCTTTCTGCTGCGCCTCTGTCAGGCTGTTCCAGTTGGATTTCAGGTAGCTCTGCGCCTTTGCGTAGTTTCCCTGAGACATATAGCCCGTGATCGTTCTACGGATGTTCCCGTAGTTGCTGCTGCCGCTGCCGCCGCCCTGATACTTCGCCCATGCCTGGTCAGCCGTCAGGCCGCCTGCGGCCTTCTTGGAGTTGGCCCCCCACTTGCCGTCCTGAGACACGCCGTAGTATTTCTGGAGCTGCTTCACCTGCTGATTGGTCAGGGAGCCGTTGGAGTAGCTTCCCTTCTTTTTGCCTGTGCTGCCGCCGCCGGAGGACCCGCCGGACGTCAGCTTGCCGGTGCCGTACAGAGAATCGTATGCCCCCTGCCCGTAGTAGTAATCAAAGGCGGAGATCACGTCATCCGTCACGATACCGTTTTTCAGGGCGGACTGCACCTGACTGGCGGTCAGCGTCGGTTTTACCACGGTGCTGCCGCCGGAGCTGCCGGAGCCGGAGCCGCCGGTCTGCCCGCCGTACTTGGCGTAAAGATTCTGCTGGCGCACGTATTCCTCATACAGGGCGTTTGCCAGCTCCGCGTCTCCCGTGGCCTCCGCCTTGGCAATGGCGTTCCGGTACTCCGTGTCAAGCTGGCTCCGCTGGAGGTCGATAGCCGCCGTCTTTTCCGCCTGCTCCCGGTCGATCTGGGAAAGGTTCTGCTGGAGCACGACGTCCTGTGCCAGCGCCGCCTGTCCGGTGGTGCCGGTGTTCAGGCCGTTGGCCACCGCCATCTCCTGAAACGCGCCCCGGCTTAAAGCGTTCTGGTTGGCCGCGCTGTTCCGGGCAATGTCATATACCGGCGCGATCTGTGCACGGTTGGCATCCAGTGTGGCGGTGTTCTGCTCGTAGGCGGATTTCAGCGCCGCCAGCTCCGCCGCTACCTTCTTGGCGTACAGCTCCTTCAGATAGTCGCTGCCGTCTCCGATGTCAAAACTCGTGCCGGTCTGCGCCGTGAAATTGCTGGCCGGGGTGCCGCCTGCGTTAATATCCGTGACCCGCTGTTGGCTGTATGCCGGTGTTCCGTAGCCGGTAGTCCCGGCCTGTACGCCGCCGTTCTCCGCCAGATAGTCCCCGAAGGACTGCACCTTGCCACTGGCCTGTGCAATGGGGGAGGTGTCCGTGCCCATGAGATAGCGGTAGTAGGCCAGCTCCGCGCTTTCCGGGCTGACGTCCAGACCCAGCCGCCGCCGCAGATCATTCACGGAGGAAAGAGCGCCGCTGTCCGTCACATAGCCGTTTTTATCAATGGTGTAGCCGTACCCGGCGCGGATGGCGTTTGCCGCCTGGTTGGCCTGATCGCCGGTAATCTCACCCCGCTGAAGCCGGTTGCGGATGTCCTGAATCTTGGAGCGGTCCAGTGCGGACATCATCTCGTTGTCCGTCCACGCGCCGCTTTTGCCGTAACTGCCGTTTCCGGCGTTAATGTCCTGATGGGGGGTGTAGTCCGCCACGCCCTTCACAGCCTTCTTTGCGTAGCCATTCTCATCGTAAAACACGGTGTAGCCGTTGGAAATGGAATATCCCCCGGCCAGATCGGGCCGTCTGCTCATATCCGCGCCGCCGGTCATCTTCTTCCAGTAATTTGCCTGATCCGTGGGCTGCAAATTGGCCGCACCGTAAATTCCCGGATTTGTATAGCCGCCGGTGCCGTAGCCGGGGCCTTTTACATAAGGCGTCCCCCCGGTTGCCGCCTGAGAGCTGCCGCCGGAAGAGCTGGTGTCCCGCCGGTTGCCGCCCTTGTCATAGGTCTGGCTGTACGTCTTGTCGGAGCCGATCATGTTCGGCTCCCTGCCACCGTACTTGTCAGCGATTTTATTCTCGCGCTCCTTGGTCAGTCGGTCCCGCTCGGAAGCCGACAGATCCGTTCTCTGAAGCTCCTTGGAGTAGTCTTTGTTTTTATCGTAGTAGCCTGCCATACTTGGTCCTCCTTATCCGTTCCAGTCAGCCCGGGTCTCCCTCACATCAATGTGGGTAAAGCCCTTCTGACTGTAAATGCCCACGCCGCCCCAATCGGGCATGAGTTCTCGGGCAAATGCCCCCACCGCCTCGGGCTTCTGACCCTTCACGGTGATGTCCGCCGCCGTGCCGTAGCAATGCTGGCTGTGGGCCACGCCGCCCACTTTGGCGTTATACTGGGGCGTCCGGTAGGCACTGGCAATCGTCACCGGAGCACCGAAGTGGCTGCGGATGCTCTGCAAAACCATCACCAGCCGGGGCGCTACCAGTACGGCGTCGGAGCCGTCCTTGCAGGCAAATTCCTTCACTTTGAAATGGGTGGACAGCTTCATGCCGCCGTCCATCGCCTTGGAATAGGCGTTGATCTCTACCATAGGTTTCTCTCCTTCCGGCTCACACGCATCCCCGCTCTTGTACTTCCACACCAGGAAGAACGGGATCACCCGCCCATCCCCGGTAAAGCCCTTGCCTGTCGAATCCATGAAGCAGGTAGACCCGCCGCCGTCCATCATAATGGCGTTGTCCCAGCCGGACGCAGCCAGCAGGTTCCGGAGCTGTTCCGGGGTGTGCCGCTCCCGGCTCACATAGTAGGCAAACCTCCCGTTCTTGGTGCCGATGGCTGTCCGGGGGGCACGGTAGCGCATATCCGCTCCGCAGTGGATGGGGTTGATCTTCTTCCCGCCGATGATGAGGTGGACGCACTCCATGTAATTCCGGTCCCCGTTGGGCACGGTCTTCACGCCGAAGTCCGCCGGGGTGCTCCAGCTGATGGCCCACGCCCGGTAATTGGGGGTCTTGCGGGTCTGCCCGTCTGCCTTTAAATGGCAGGCCGGGGTCTGATTCCGCAAGAAAATGGAGCCATTGCAGATAGCGTCCCCGCCCGCCTCCGCCAGCATCTTTTTCAGGTTGGCCGTGGTGGAGCGGAGACGCTTCCGGTTGAAATAGATCTTGATGAATTGGAGGTCGGAGAGCGGGACGGTTCCCGCTCTCGTGCTCATGTGTGAGCCTCCGTATTCTGTTTCCCCTGATCGCTGGCCTGACGAATGGCATCCAGCATATTTTTAATAAAGGCGGGGTAGGGGACCCCCATAATGGCGGTATTTTCCAGAATCGACAGCCCCTCGTTTGCGATGAAAAACATACAAATAGCGTCACGGGCAAAGTCGCTCCCGGTGGCTTGGTCCAGCAGTGCCGCCATCCACACGAGACACAACATAACGCCCTTGCGAACCAGGCCCTTATAGCTGGCATTGGACTCCAGCGCCCCGGTTTTGCTCTTGCCGGACTTGTGCCAGATCGCTGCCACCAGCCAGCCCGTGGCGTAATCCAACGCCATAAAGCAGATCAGAACTTTGAGAGCCACGTCCCAACCTCCAAGTGCCTGGGCGATGGCGGAGCCAGCCGCAGCCAGCACCGCCAACACCGTGTTTTTGATGTGTAAAGCGTTCATGGTG